TTAACTTTGCTTGACCTGTATATGACCTGTATCGGATAAATAAGAGTCAAGTTTCTGCATACTACTGCGCTTATATAGCTTGTCGAGATGAGTGTAAATCTCCAGCGTTGTTTTGATGTCACTGTGCCCCATCTGATCACGCGCAGTCATAACATCTACGCCAGCAAGGTACATGATTGTACAGAACGTGTGCCGCAGTTGATGCGGCGTAAATGTCTGTATTCGTATTGGCAGTTGCCCCTGCGAATTTCCGTCAGCGTCCTTTTTGCGCGCCGCTAATTTGTCCACTTCGCCGCCATACCCATACTTGACATTTAGGTCAGTCATATAACTGCGCCAGAGTACGCGCCATGCCTGATTAGTCATCATATTGCCATTTGCCGTATGCACAACGTAAATGCACAAAGGGGATTCTGATGTTTTTTCAGTTTTGAGAAAATCAGCCAATACTTGCGGAATTTGCACAATGCGAACACCTGCAGCTGTTTTGGTGCTTTTCAGCTTTGGCTTACCCTTAATCATTTCTACTGCTTTATCAACTCTAATTGTGCCCGCCTGCAAATCGACATCTGCCCAGGTAAGCGCGGTTGCCTCTCCTCTGCGCAGTCCAGCGTACATCATGAGCATTGCTGCCCTCTGTGCTCTGTGCGGTGTATCCACAATCCACTGCTGCTGCTCCGCTGATAGCGCGTCACGGTGGCTGGACACCGCCGTTTTAGGTATTCGGACAAACTTTGCAGGATTATAATCAATCACCCGCGACTCTATCGCCAAATCAAAGATTTGCCCCGCTGTGCCTTTGATACCAATCAGCGTCTTTTTTGCAAGTGGTGCGTGTCCATCGTGCCAATCTGCAAGGCTCAAAATAATTTTCTGTATATCTGCTGCTTCAATTTTGACAATCGGCAAGCGATTCAAAGCAGACAGGTGGTTACAATAATTCTTATAACTTTGCTGTTGCGAAATGCTGATGCCATCCATTTTACGCAAATTCCGAAAACGTTCCGCCCATGTCTCAAAAGTATCGCGCTGTGCAGAAATATCCAGCCCCTTTTTAAGCTGCAGTCTGACTTCTTCCGCCTTGCTGTTCACCTCTTTTGGCGAAATGCCATAGACGGTTTTGTACTGACGTTTTCCTTGCTCGTCTGTACCAATATAGACTTGCATCCGATACCGCCCGTCTGCTCGCTTTTTTAATCGTGCCATTGTATCCTCCTTAATCCGGGCATAAAAATGCCCGGCACTTGATTTTTTGGCCGGGAGGTTGTACAATAATTTTGCTATAATACTGTACTGGCCTATCCGGCCTGTATGCCCTCCAGCTGGTGTTCCCGCACCGGTCGGGGGATTTTTTATTTCTTTTCCCTCGTCATTGCTGGATGTTCCCAATAACTATCTGCTATGCTAGGCAAATCATTGTAAACAAAATTGTCGAAATTGATTCTATCCAACGTGGCTTTGCTGAGAGTTATTTTAACAACTTGCTCTTGGCTCTCACTGCCATATGTATCAACAAGGGTGCCTGTCCAAAACAACGTAACCTGTCCGACATCTTTTCGGTGTTGCAAATTCGCAAGCAGCTCGCAGGATCTGTCCAAAATAGTTGCTCTGGCCGTGTTTGACGGTTTGACGTGTATCAGTACCACCTTATCCCCTGAAGTGCTTGTTCCCTCATCGTCATTAATCTCCACGGACTGCTTCGTTGCATGAGCGGCACTGATGCCCTTATCAACAGCTGTGGACAGTGTATCAGACGCCTGCGGCGTTGTATCGCCATTACTGCATGCGTGCATGGCAAAAGCCACAATTATGATTAGAATCGCCAGTATTGTTGCACAACCAAGCGCTGTGTTTTTCTTGTCCACTTTTGATTTAACTTCGTTGTTCATAATCTTGCTCCTCTCATGGATTACAATGTCCACAGGGCTTGTAACCCTCTGCAACGGCTTCATCCCGCGTTGCAACTGTGCCATAATTGCTCTTTGAAATTTTGGGAACATCCCTACAACTTGGAAGGTGGAACTTTTTTGTTTTCGTATTTAGTACGTATCCCTTAGTGTTCTGCTGGTCTGTATTATTGTATGTGTTAAAATTATCCGCGTTTCCCGTTGCCTTTTTGTCTGCCGCGGGTGTTGCACTTTCTGGCACTGCCGCTGCAGGGGCCACAGAGGATACTACTTCGTTGGATACTGGTGCAGCACTGGATTCTTGTACCGAACTCGGCTCCAATTCTGAACTGACTTCAGAAGACAAGTCGCTGCTGGATGATTCCTGCATACTGGAAACTTGTTCAGAACTTACTGTGGACGATAATACCTGTGCAGAACTCGTACCAGAAGATTTGCTGCTACACTGCGACACGCAGGACCCAAACAACGCGATTATAATCACAACAACGATTGCGGTAATGCATCCATGCTTTTTGGAGCCTCCGCCTTCTCCTTGGCTGCTGGATGTCCCTCCACCTCCGGTACTTCCACTCGAGCCTCCATTAGAATTCATTAATGTGGCAGCGCTAACCGTCGTCTTATTGTACACGGCGTTATAAGCTGCTTTTTGCGGGTTGTGAACCCATCCCATCCCCTTCTTACCGTAACCTGGTATCACTGCACGTTTCACCGCTCTTTTGGCCGCACCGGTCGTTCTTGCCGAAATTGATTTTTTAATTGACGGCGTCCGAATGCCAAATTTCATTTTCCTCTCTCCTAAAGAATAAGATTATAGTTATATTTACTATAATCTTCCACGTTGTGACCGTCAAGTATCAATTTGTATAAAATGTGAACAAAGTCGACCAAAGTCCCAAATTTGGGACACTACTCAAAGCTTCCATATAATCGAAAAATTGTTCTTGCTTTATGTGAACTAGCGTTTTATAATGAAAAATAAGGAATTTCGTGAACAGCGTGTGGGAGATTGGAGATTATAATGAATGAAAATATTGATTCCGAACTTAAAACCCTTATAGCCAAATTGAATCTTAAATCACGTAAAGCCTTGATATCAGCCGTTAATTTTCGTCTTGCCCAGCAGCATACAGCTTTGCAAGTTCAAGAATTTTCTTCTTGTTATCGGGAGTTAAAGCTTCAATAACTTTTAAAATTTGCTCATCGTCGCTAAGCTCCGCGGCGGTGGGCTTTTCTCTTTCTTGTGGTACATCGTAGCCCATAAGCCAAGCTTCCGATACATTAAGGGCTAATCCAAGCATGGATAATTTGAACTGCCCCGGTTCCACCTTTCCGGATACATACTGACTCAAATCATTACGATTAAGTTTTACATCATATTTCTTGCAATAGGGCTCTGCCCTATTCAATATATCAACCTGACGAAGATTTTTTTCGTTCATAATTTGTTTAAGGCGTTCAGAAGTAGTCACTTTATCTTTCATTTTTGTACTCCTAATATTTATAAATTATTATATTTGCATTTTACCACTAAATTAATAAAAGTTCAACTGAATTTTACAAAAGTTAAAATTAATTGAATAATTCTATTGACATTCTTCACAGCGGATGGTATTATAAAGATGTTCAAAATTATTGAACAAAATAATTTGGTGGAGGTGATTCTTTTGCCATACAATTACAGCTTTTTATCTGGAAAAATTCGAGAAGTATTTGGTTCTCAGGAGAAATTTTCTATTGCTATGAAGATTTCGCCAACTACTCTGTCAAAAAAACTGAACGGAGTCGTTCCTTGGAAACAACTCGAAATTGACAGAGCTTGTGAGCTACTGCATCTTGGCCACGAATATATCCCTAAGCTCTTTTTTACGCTCTAATTGTTCAATATAATTGAACAATTAGACTAGTTCTCACCCCCCACTGAAAGGAAGTGAAAAGAAATAGTCACCTCCTGCTGACACAGGAACGATTGAAATTCAGGGTTTGAACTTTAAGACAGCATCAAAAAATTTTACAACATAATCCGACTGCTGCTTGTGGGCAGAGCATTGGCGCTGATAGCCCCAGCGCCGCAGCAGTAATACCCTTGTGAGGCTCTGTCTACAATCAGCGGTCGGAAGATTGGAGGTACATATGCACGTGCAAAAGGTTTACACCGACTGGCACCAGCTCCCCATCCTGCTTGACCTTGGAATGGTGGCCTGCATCTTTGGCGTAAGCTATGAAACCGCCAAAAGCTGGGCTGCCCAAAACAAAATACCGGCCCAAAAAGTCAACGGAATTTGGCGCGTGCCCAAATCGGCACTTATGGAATTTTTGAAGGAAGGTAAATCAGCATGACCGCAGAACAAGTGACGATGTACTGGATTGGCAGGCTTGCAACGGACGCGCTTGTGTCGCTTGCAGCCATTATGCTCTGCAACTATTTGTACGACAAATACCGCAAGCGCCAGCAGCGTCGACAGGAGCGCATCCGCACGAAACTTGCTATCCAGACTATGGAGCGGCAGGCAGAACAGCGCAGGCGGCGGGATTTTATTGACTTGATGGAGGCAGGGAAATGAGCGAAGAATTGACCGTAGAAGAACTGGTTAAGACACTGCGGTGCTGTGCCAAAGGAAGCTGTGATAAATGCCCACTTGATAGCATTGGCTGCATGGACTCGCTCTTTGGAAAGGCCGCCGACACGCTGGAAAAGCTGCAGGCCGAAAATGCACGGCTGGCAAAGGAACTCGATGCAGAAAGGCATAGGTGAAACATAATGGATAGAGAAACGGAAACAGCGCTGATCTTTGCGGCGACGATTATCATGCAGCAGGTGTGCGACAACCCTAAGCTTTCGGGGAGACAGCGCGACAAAATGCGAAAATGGGCTGGCATTTTAAGAGGCCTTGCGGATAAAGAAGCCTCCAATGAACCGACGAAAGCAGGTGAAAACAATGCCTGAAGAATTGAAGCCCTGCCCGTTCTGCGGTGGGGAAGCAAGAATAATCGGATACCCACTGCGCAACGAAGTATTTATCGCGTGCCGGAGTTGTGGAATCATGACAGGTGCTAAGTTATCGAGAGAACAAGTTATTCTTGAGTGGAACCGTCGCGCCCAGCAGCCGAATGAACCTTTAACGGTGGACGAGCTCCGGCAAATGATAGGACAGTGGGTGTGGGTGGAATCAAAAGACATATTCTATTCTAATGGCTGGTACAGAGTAGAACCACAGTTCCGCGAAGCTGTCAGCTTGGCAGGTGTTGACGGTACAATTTATGAAACGTCAATCGCTAACGAAGATAGTGCAGCTTACCGCCGCCCGCCGGAAGAAGGTGAAAAGGGATGAATAGAAAAAAGCATATTCCGCTGAAAACGTGTTCCGAATGTATACATATAAACGCTTGCTCTGCGTGGAACTGTGGAAACTTAGAAAACACAGATGCTTCAAGCTGTGCTAATTATGAAACAGTTAAAGATTCAACCGTGTATTTCATGGGATTCAGAGATGGTAAAAAGGAGCCCACCCCATGACCGCGCCGGACAACAGTAGCAAGATAATCCTTGACCTTTGTGGCGGTTCAGGGTCATGGAGCCGCCCATACAAGCAAGCCGGGTATGATGTGCGGTTAATTACCTTGCCAAACAATGATGTGCGTACATATGAGCCACCAGAAAACGTGTATGGAATACTGGCGGCACCACCCTGTACAGAATTTTCGGTGCTGAACTGCAAGGCAGAGAATCGGGAAAGACATTTTGATGTTGGTTTATCAATAGTTGTACCATGCTTAAAAATCATTGCAATGTGTCGTCCTAAATGGTGGGCGCTTGAAAATCCAGTCGGACATTTGATGGACTACATGGGACGGCCGCAACTGATTTTTCAGCCGTGGGAATATGGCGACCCATGGACAAAACGTACAGCGATATGGGGGAATTTTGACCAGCCTCAAAAGCTGTACAGCATCTGGGATGATGTACCTAATAAGTTGCCACTGTACACACGTCCAGGACGTGGAAAGCCAAACTTCGCATATCTTCACAAGTCCGCACAAGCACTTATTCCACAGCTTGCACGGGCACATCCACAGACAGATGCAGATTTTCGTGCAATTACCCCGCCGGGATTTGCAAAAGCGTTTTGGAGGGCTAACAAATGATTATATCGGACAACGCCTGCTATCTCTGCCAGCGGCGCACGCCACATTGTCACAGTCAGTGCAAAGATTACATAGCGTACACGCAGGCCAGGCAGGCGCTCAATCAGGCGAAGCAGGACGGTGGACTGGACGCCTATGAGCGTGACAGATACAACAAAATTCAAAGGAGATTGGGACATGGACACAAATAAAAAAGCCGTCAGCGGTGCCACTAACACCACTGACAGCATGACAAAAAGCTCTATCGACAGTGTAACACAACAGAGCAGCGAGGTCAATACATTGATACGTGTGGACCTTATGAAGAACAAAGTTGAAACGACGGTGCAAGGTGATACCAGTGATATTCTTTCCGCATTTTGCGCTTTGGCGGATGCCATTTCCAAATCCGTGTCGCATCGGCTTATGTGCGCGACAATGACGGCCGCACTTGACCAAGCGGGTATCAATCCGCTGGAACTGGCGGCATTGAAAGCTAAGGCAAAGGAGCGTGAGCGTCATGTTGAATGAAGCACAGAAACATAATATCAGGCTGGCCGTTAAAGGTGCCGATGACAAAGACGCACGTATCGCACAGGTAGCGCGTGACTTTGGTATTACGGAGCAGGCCGTGCGCATTATCGTGTATGGAACCAGTAGCGGTCCGGACTTTACGCGCCCTGTGCCGCCAATGATGGAACGGCAGGCACCGACTGAATGGACAAGTTCCGAAACGCAGCAACTGCGCGTTATGAAAGAAAAAGGCGTTGCAAACTCCGAAATCTGCAAGCAGCTCCACAAGACTGCGCAGCAGGTCAGCAGCAAGTGGTACACTCTGCGTAAAGCAACCGGAAAAATCAAAGAGTCTGCACCTGCACCAAAGCCGGAGCCGAAAACCGTACCCACAGCGAAACCAGTACCCGAAAAGCCGGTCCCCACATTCGACCTGACCGCCGTCAAGCAGCCCATCAGTGAGCACATGGACATCTTTGACACGCTGCAGGACATTATGCGGCAGGCTGGGGCAGGTTATGCATCGGTGAGCATTACCCGGCAGGACGGTACGAAATACAGAGCGGAGGTAAAGTCAAATGGTTAAAATCAATAAGCTCGAAATTGAGAACGTGAAACGCGTTAAGGCAGTCAAAATCGAACCCGCAGCCAGCGGCCTTACAGTCATTGGCGGTAAAAACAATCAG